GAATGGCTAAGGAAAAGACGCTTGGGGAAATTTGGTTTGAGAAGATGTGGGAGAAAGACCGACCGGAGTATTCGTTCTCTGAGTGCGCGTATAGCGATGACTGGGAGCGTGCAGCCGCCGCCGACCTCGCCGCGCTACGTGAGCGGCTGGAGGGACAAGCAAACACCTGCACTCCGCTACTTGCCGCCGACCTGCGCCTTGCCGCCCGGTGCGTGGGAGCTTGGGCGAAGCTGGAGGGAGCAGCACGCGGAACAAACTGGCTGTTCCATGGAGACGAGTACGGAGTGGCCATGGATGCGGGTTGGGTGGAAGAGGGGTATTCTTCCGCACTCGCCGCCGTCGAGGGCGCGGAGGTGGGGAAGTGATCCACTACCACGGAGGGCCGATAACCCCGCGCTCTGCCGCAATCGCCACATGGACGCGTCGGCACGCCATGATTTCCTTCGCCAACCCTGACCAAATCGACATTGCCGCCGAGGTCTGCCAGTCGTTCGCGCTCGACAACGGGGCGTATCCGCTGTTCACCGCTGGCAAGGGCGATATCGACGTGAAGGCCTACGCCGACTGGCTTGACGAGTGGTGTAGGCATCCCGGATTTGATTGGTGCCTGATACCCGACAAGATCGACGGGAGCGAGGCCGAGAACGACAAGCTGCTGAATAACTGGCTGCATCGCGCCGAATCCGTTCCGGTGTATCACCTTCATGAAAGTCTGGACCGTCTCGCGTGGCTGGTGTCTACGTGGCCTCGCGTGGCGCTGGGGTCATCGGGCGAGTATTGGGAAGTAGGTAGTGCTTTGTGGTGGGGGCGCATGCACGAGGTTATGGGCATCGCGTGCGACGGGGAAGGGATTCCGTATTGCAAGATTCACCTCCTGCGCGGGCTTGACCCGACGATTTTCTCGCAGATTCCGGCGAGCTCTGCGGATTCCACAAACGTGGCGCGGAACATCGGCTTGGACGTGCGCTGGAGTGGTCCGTATGTGCCAAAAACTAAGGAGGCAAGGGCGATGGTTTTGGTTGACCGCATCGAGCATCATGCCAGCGCGTCAGTGTATAGCGGCGTGCAAGGCATCCACATGAACGGGAGGCTATTCGGATGACCCCCGCCCAGCGCGAGAAGGTGCGGGAGGTGCTGGATCAAGCCGTAGAGTACGGCGAAGACCGGATGACGTATCGCAAGGGCTGCTTTACATTCGATGCCGCTCTCGACGCCATCGCCGCGATCATGGCCCCGCAGTGGCTGCCGGTGGCCCAAGCGCTGTACCGCACGACCGGAGGCCCCCGATGATCCCCCGCATCCGAATGGCCCGCAAGCGGCTGAGTGTGGCGCGGGAGCGGGTGGCATCACTCGACCGGACCGCCGACCGAAAACTGAACGATGAGAATTACAACGGGCGGCAGGTTGGAGGCGCGTTTTGGCGGGCTGGCGTGGCTCGCTGGAACCTCGAAGCGATCGAAGGCCAGGGAGCGCCGCGATGACCCCGGCGCAGGCGGCGGCGGTTCTGAAGTGTCCGTCGTGCGGCTGCACGCGTCTACACCACGCATATATGCTCTACCGGATTTTCAAGGGCGCTTACTGCTGGGACTGCGGCGAGTTTATCGCGCTGTGGGGAGCCGTGACGAATTGGCTGATGGAGTGGTTTGTCGCGCCGTTCGCTGATCACTTCCCGATTGCGGTATCAGAAATTCCGCTTGGTGAGTCGGAGAAGGCGAAGGCTACCCCATGACCGCCCCCAACTGGTCCCGCGTGGCCGAACTCATCGAACTCTACGCCGTCACCCACCCGCGGGAGCCGGCCGCGGAGCGGAAGCGCTGGGCTGTGGAAGCTGCCACGTATGAGGCGGAGGAGCGGGAAGCGATTCAGAACGAGAAGTAAAACCCCGGTTTGCCGACGCGGGGACAAGGGAGAGGACAACAGTGTGGCTACACATACCATCATCAGTCTATTCAGCGGAGCCGGAATGCTCGACGCCGCCATCAGAGTCGCACTGCCAGATGCTCGCACGGTCTGTTTCGTGGAGAGGGAAGCTCCAGCGGCCGCAATCCTGGCGGCGCGTATGCGCGACGGCGCCTTGCATGAAGCTCCTATCTGGAGCGACATTCCCGCCTTCGATGGCAAGCCATGGCGTGGAAAGGTGGCTGGAATCGTTGGCGGATTCCCCTGCCAGGATTTGTCCGTTGCCGGAGCAAGGGCCGGACTTGAAGGAGAGAAAAGCGGACTCTGGTGGCACTACGCCAGAATCATCGAAGAAGTCGAGCCGCAGTGGGTCTTCATCGAAAACGTACCCGGCATACTTAGCGCAGACGGGCGCCGATACCCATGCTTATGCGGCTGGCCTAATCGATGGCGAGGGGTGCTTCGGGGTGAGGAATCACTACAAGCATTACTACAACACCGTGCTGGAGATAGGCATGAGCACGAAGGCAATCCGGATACTCAATCTAATGCACGCGACATACGGTGGCTCAGTGAGCATATCTCGGAATGCAACGGAGAAATGGTCGGCGGCAGCGACATGGAATTTGAACGGCTCCGTGCTACTGTCAGCGCTGAAGCTATGGCGCCCGTTTCTGAGGCTAAAGGAAACGCAAGCGGACATAATTATCTCGCTGCTGGAGGAGGATGCGCGGGGACCGAAGGCTCACAATGGCCAGCCGGCTTGGACACCGGAGAGGACGAGCCGATATCAGGCGTCGGCGATAAAAATGACCGAACTGAATCGCAAAGGGCCGGATCATTCAACGGAGAGCTTTGCCCGGTTTGTGGGCAGCAAATTGATGAAACGGGAGGTCAATCTATTCGGGGAGCAATGGGAGATGTTCTCTGGTCAATTGCCGCGCTCGGGTTCGATGCGGAATGGAGCACTCTACGAGCGTCCGATGTTGGCGCCTCGCATCGCCGGGATAGAGCCTTTATATTGGCCTACCGCCAAACAGCAGGACGGCGTGCATCCAGGAGCGATGAAGCTCAAGAGCGGTCAGCAGGAACATTTAACGCATATGGCGAACAACTGGCCCACGCCACGCAGCGAGGACTCGGAGAGTTGCGGGAACCATCCGGGCGCGGTGGACTCGCTGACTGGGGCGACGCGGCAGTGGGCTACGCCGAATTGTCGGGACGACCACAACCCATCAACGCCGGAGTCACCGCGGACGCAGCGGAAGTTGGAGCAGGGCTGGACCATCGACCTGAACGAGCAGGCGGCATGGTGGACAACCCCGCAGGCCCACGATGCGAGCGGCGGCAACCCGGAGAGGGTGGGCCGATTCGGGACGAAGCACGGCGGGGCGAACCTTGCGGACGATGTGACGCTCTGGAAGACACCGGATGTCCCGAACGAAGGCCGGACGATGAGCGCGAAGGATGTGGCTGCGAACGGTGCGACGGACAAGGGGAAGCGGCAGGTAGGGCTGGAGAATCAGGTGACGTTTCAGACGTGGCCAACGCCGAACGCACAAGACGGGAAACAGAGACAGACGCCAGAATCAGCGGCGAGGCGAGTGAGCCACCACCAAATCGGCCTACAGGAGGCGATTCACTGCCTTTATTCCCACCCGGCCCCGGATCATCCGCAGCCTGGCAGCGAATCCTCGCCGAGCGGCCCGACCTTGCGCCGGCGGTTGAATCCGGCCTTCGTGGATTGGCTGATGTCTCTGCCTCCAGGGTGGACCGACTACGCGCCGGTGGAAACGGCGTCGTGGTACTCCAGGCAGCGTTCGCATTTACGGTCCTTACTCGGCGAGCAGGGCTGAATCTTTAATTAGGCGCGCGCCGCCGAAGTGTTGCCGACGTAGACGGCGCGCAGATGACAGAACAAGGGAGAAACCATGTCTGACGATGTGAATGGTATCACACAGCCGCGTCCAGATGACGCGCGGAGAGAACGAGAACGGGAGCACCAGCGCAACTATCGCAAGAAGAAAATGAAGCGCTGCGCGGATTGCAGCGCCTTCTGTGGGCGCGGAGCAGAGCGGTGCCGCAAGTGCTCGCAGAAGAAGAACGCCAAGCACGCCAGCGCACAATTCAACTCGAAAGCGGCAACATTCACGCGGCATACGGGGGCGGCTTTTTGCGGCCTTCGCGGTCCCGGCGGGGAGTGGGAGAACGGGCCGACGAGCGTGCAGGGCTGGGCGACGTTGGACGGGACGCGGATCTAAACTGGTTAACGGAGAGAACATGGACCTGTTTGCAGCTCAAATACTATCGGCCGTAGAGCCGCTGATCGAGGAAATAAAGACGATGGCCGTCGAAACTCAGATTGAAGTGACGAACGCCATCAAGCGGAAACTGCACGAAGTCAGCCCGTTCAAAAATGAGCCGGTGGACTGTGTTGTGTGGGTGAAGGGCGACCTGGTTACCGCCAATGACTACAACCCGAACAGCGTAGCGCCGCCGGAAATGAAGCTGCTGGAGAGGTCCATCGGAGAAGATGGGTACACGCAGCCGATTGTTTCGTGGAAGCGCGAAGGTGTATTTGAGGTAGTTGACGGATTCCACCGAAACCGAGTCGGCAAAGAGTCTGCCGCGATCCGCAAGCGGGTTCACGGGTATCTCCCGCTCACGGTCATCAACGGAACACGCGAAGACCTTGGCGACCGCATGGCGTCCACGATCCGTCACAACCGGGCGCGCGGGAAGCACAAGGTAGAGTCGATGTCGGATATCGTGATCGAACTCAAGCGCCGCAACTGGACCGACGAACGCATCTGTCGTGACCTTGGAATGGATCAAGACGAAGTGCTTCGCTTGTGCCAGATCACCGGACTGGCGGAAATGTTTTCCAACCAAGAATTCTCCGCATCATGGGACGTCGAAGGAGAAGTGTCGGAAGAGGACTTTGAGGAGCTGACTGACGACGTTACCACCTACGGCGAAGAGACGAAGGAGTTTCGCACGGTCAATACCAGCGATGAGGGGCGAGTCTTCCACACCTACGAGAAGTGGGAGTGCTATGCGGCCGGGTTCTACAAGACCACTCACGACGGTATGACAGAGGCGGAGTGCAAGCGGCTATACTACGACATGCTTTCGCATCCCGAGCAGTTCGGGCGTGTCCTTTCGCACATCATCACCGAGTGGAAGCACTCCTGTGAGCACTATCTCACGAACTCCGCCATGAACCGGATTGCGTGGCTTGGTCAGGCGGCGGCGTGCTACGAACTGGGAATTCCCTCGACGTTCCGGGGCGGGTTCAATCTGCTGTCACCGGAGCAACAGGACGCCGCGAATGCGGTAGCGCTTGAGTATTTGAACAAGTGGCTAGAGGCGAATGGCCGACCGACCGTGACAATGGCTGAAGCATACACTGGGCGCCAATCGGACATCTACTGAGGATTACATGGGAATCAAGCGATACAGGGATGTGAATGTTCTTGAAGCCGCACGCAAGCGGATTGGCATGGTATTCGATGGATTCGAGCGGGTGTACGTGGCCTTCTCGGGTGGCAAGGATTCTAGCGTCATGCTGCATTTAGTGATGGAGACGGCGATTGCGCGCGGTCGCAAGGTTGCCGTCATGTACATCGACTTCGAGGCCCAATACTATGACACGATCCGACACGTCGAAGAGATGCTCGACCTATACCGGGACCATATCGACCCTCACTGGATTTGCATTCCGATGCTACTGCGGAACGCTCTGACCAACTACGAGCCTCGCTGGACGTGCTGGGACCCGGAGAAGCGGGATATCTGGGTGCGCGAGAAGCCGAAGGAATATAAGTCTGAAAACGATTACCCGTTCGCAGCGCCCGGCATGGAGTTTGAGGAGTTTATCGTGCTTTTCGGGCAATGGTACGGGCAGGGAGAGCCGACGGCCGGATTTATCGGAATCCGCGCGCAGGAAAGCCTTCATCGGTATTGTGCCGTGGCAACGTGGGAGAAGCGCGACCTGATGTTCAACGGGCACCGCTGGACGACGAAAATCGTGGATCAGGTGTACAACTGCTACCCGATTTACGACTGGCTGACCGAGGACATCTGGCGGTATCACGCGGCGTATCCGGCCGCCCCGCACAACAAGATTTACGACAAAATGCAGATGGCTGGAGTCCCCTTGTCCCAGCAACGCCTCTGCCAGCCATACGGAGACGATCAAAGGCGCGGGCTATGGTTGTATCACCTGCTGGAGCCACAGACATGGTTCAAAGTTGTGGCGCGCGTCAATGGCGCTAATTCCGGCGCGCTGTACATCGAGGAAAACGGCAACATCAACGGCTACAACAAGATCACCAAGCCGCCGCAGCACACATGGAAAAGCTTTTGCAATTTACTCCTGCAAACGATGCCGAAGGCGACGCGGGCGCATTACACGGTGAGGTTCAAGAAATTCATCTACGGATGGCACAACCGCGGGTACTCGCGTATTCCAGAAGAGGCACCGCCTGAACTGGAAGCGAAGTGCTGGGCGCCGTCCTGGCGCCGTATGTGCAAGGTTCTTCTCCGCAATGATTACTGGTGCAAAGGGCTCGGGCAAACCCAGCCGAAGAGCAAGGCGTACCAGGACTACAAGGAGATGATGAAGGCCAAAAAGGGAGTGGCCACAAAAGAATGACAGACGAACTCAAACGGCAGATCAGGGCGAAGATTCAGGAAGCGAATATCGCCCTTTACCGCAACCAATCCACACTGGCGCATGAAGCGCTGAAAGAAGCATCGTTCCTGAGTGGAACGGCTTCAATTGAAGAGATCAAGCAAGCCAACCAATAAACCAGCAATGGCGCGCTAATGCCGACAGCGCGAAAAGGGAGAAAACACATGCAGCGATTCGACGCTGACGCGCACTCGCGCGCCATTACAAACGCACGCCGTGAGCAAGTTTCGGCTGCCGAGAGGTACTGTCAAGACCAGCATCCACTCGCCGAACTTGGCATGGGTGACTGGTTTGCCGAGGAGTTCATTCTGACGCAGGAGCAGCCCCTATGACCCGCCAATGGACCACCGCCCACAGCCTGCACCTCGTCCGGCGGCTGCTTGGCTACCACGAGTGCGGCGAGATCAACGGCCACCAGTGGGTCATGGATTCCGAGCACACGTTTCGGCTGCCAGACTTCCCCGCTAACGACGCCGAGACGAGGAAAGCCGGCGATGCGTGGGTGTGGGCGGCGCCGGGCTCGCGCCATATTGAATTCGGCATCGACGTCGAGGCGCGGAGGCGCTGGGTGCGGCTGCGGGACCGGCTGGATGGAGCGTTCCCGCTGCTCGATGAGGGCGCCACTTGGACCGAGGCGCTGGCTTGGGCGTTGTGGAGGGCGGAGCAATGAGGCGGCTACTTGCGATTGACCCCGGGCCGGTTGAATCAGCGTGGGTGCTGATGGTGGACGGGGTGCTGAACTCCTTTGCGAAAGAGCCCAACGAGGTCGTGCTGGAGCGAGTACTGCGCATGATCGGGCCGGAGGTCGTCATCGAGAAGATTTGCTCCTACGGCATGGCCGTGGGCGAGGAAGTATTCGAGACGGTGTATTGGTCTGGTCGGTTCGCCCAGGCGGCCGGAGGCAACGTGGGTCGACTGCCGCGGCTGAAAGTGAAGCTGCAGTTGTGCCGCGACTCGAAGGCGAAGGACGCCAATATCCGCCAGGCGCTGATCGACCGGTTCGGCGGCTCGGCGGCTATCAAAAAGGGCGGGCCGCTACACAAGGTGTCCGGAGACGTGTGGGCGGCGCTTGGGGTGGCGGTTACTTGGGAGGAGACGCATGGCTTGGCTTAGGCTTTACGACAACCTTTCCAGCGATCACAAGGTGATGCAGCTGGACAGCAGTCACTTCAAAACTTGGGTGCTGTGCCTATGCAACGCGAAAAAAAACGACGGTAAGTTGGAGTGCATCGAAATACTTTCTTTCGAATTGCGGCTTCGGGAGGATGTATGCCAGAAGCATTTAGACCATCTTTGCGCGGTCGGGTTGATAGACAAGGAAGGCGAATGTTATCAGCCACATAACTGGTCAAAGTTCCAGTACGATAGCGATAATTCCCGGGCTCGCACAAAGGAGTACCGGGAACGGAAAAAGGGCGTCACGTGTGACGCCACTGTGACGTCACAACACCGTCACGGTGACGCCCTCAGAATACAGAGTACAGATACAGATAATAAAACACCCCTTTCCCCTCTTTTGCTGTCACCTCGAAGCAGCGTTTCCGACTGGGGGGAGCGACTTCGAGCAGCTCACCCCAAAGGCAGCAGCGAAGGCGCCGTCGCGCTGTTCATGGAATCCAACCGGGAGCGCCTCGGCGATGCCGCATTCGACGAGTTCGCGGCCCGCGTTTACCGGTCCCACGTCGCATGGTGCGAGTTTTGGGCGCAAGACGGCAATAGGTTCGCCAAGAAGCTCGAAGACTGGCTAACCACCGGAGAGTACGACAAAACGCCACCACGGGCCGTTTCCGGCGGAAATAAGCGGCTCGTAGACATGTTCCCGGAGGCGAAAAGCAATGCCCGCTGATTTACGCTACTGCGCAACGCTCGTGCAATGCTTCGAGCAGTTTTCCAACTGGCCGATGATCGGGGACGACGGGCGCCGCCGGCTGGTAGAGCATCTGGCATCGCAGGCGCGGGATGACCACGAAGCACATGCGGCGATTCAAGACTTGCTGGCGGACCCGGCCCGCGCATCATCCCCGGCGACCAACAAAGTGCCGACGATGGGCGAGCTGTCGCAATGGCTGGCCTCGCAACGGCAAGACCAGTACGACACCCCGCCGCCGATCTCCAGCAAGGGCGGATGTGGCAAAGTCTTCGAGGGCTGGTTCTACGACGATCACGAAGGTCGCCACCCGTCGCATTGCGCCGGCGGATGGGTACGCCGCACGGTTTGGCGCGAGGTGCGCGGCATGGTTGGCGAGCAAGGCGAACGGCTCATGCAGCCGTATGAGTACAGCGGTCGGTGCAAATGCAAGGGAGGATGGCTATGAGCGAATCTAAGCGCATTGAGAAGCTGGAGAAAATGCACCGCGTGCTGCAAAAGCAAATCGCGCAATTGCATCATGAAAACAACACCTTACAGACAATTGCGGCCGAGCAAGGAACAGTGATTATTGCGCTGTTGGAACGTATGGCTTGCGACGCTAAAAAAAATCTTCAAAAAAAATCCTTGGTCCGCGACGGACTTCGGCCGTAGGCTGAATTTAAGCCCGGTGAATCTGCCGACGCACCGGGCCTCCCACCCACAGGGCTTCGTGGGCTGAAATGCAATGTGAAGCGGTAGGGAAAACCTACAGCCACTTCACCGGATAACCAGACGTGTGCCTTGGGAGAAAACTTGAGCATTCTTTCGCCTGGATCGTACCTTCGCTCGAAGCTAATGAACTCGCATTACGACGTTCGTTCTGAGTCAGAAGGTGATCGCATTATGAGCGTGACTGCGCAGGAAGCAGCGTTCTTGATTTCGAGCGGACTTGTTTTTGGCAAGCTCAACGGAATCGGCCGGCTTGAGTATCTGATTACACACCGGACGAAAAAGGCCATGCTGACGGCCATGGACGGCGCTGGCGTGGCGCAGCGCATGAACGCCGAGGACTCGAAAACGACGGTGTTGGATGGGAAAACCTATCAGCACCATATGCGCCGGGCGATGGCTTGGGCGCGATGAAGATTCGGCGTGAGTTTGTGCACCACGTCAGTGAGTTTTACGACTTGCGCTTCCCGAAGCCATCGGCTGCTGTGGGAGTAAGTGCGTGATTACCTACGTCCCCCTCTCCATGCGCTCCGGGCACACCGCATCGTCTACCGCGGCGGCATCGCATCGGGCGTGGACACGGACGCAGAGGTATGAGGACGCCATCATCGGCCGCATCGACCAGGACAGGCGAAACGCAAAGGTGGCAGCGGAGATGGCCCGGCATAAACGTGACTGGATAGGTAGGCTATGCGACCCTGGCTGGGTGCTGCGGGTGCAGTGAGTGCCGCACCTCCCAAACACGCGCTGGTGCCCACACTGCCAAGCAACACACTCCGGGCAATGTCAACAGCAGCGAGGAACAGCGCACCAGCGAGGATACGACGCAGCGTGGCGCAAGGTAAGGAAGCAGAAGCTATACCAAGACCCCTGCTGTGAGGACTGCTTACCCCGCATCACACCAGCAGTAGAAGTGCACCACGTGCGGAAGATAGCGGATGCGCCGCATCTGCGGCTGGTGCTCAGTAACCTGATGTCGCTTTGCAAGGTGTGCCATTCAGTGCGGACTGCGCGGGGTGCGTGACCGGGTGGTAGGGGGTACTCCGAGGTTGAAAATCGGAGCCGTAAAAGAC